GAGCCTCGATGATGTCATCGAACTCTCGCTTCTTCTTGTTGTTAAACTTCCTGTATGCTTCCTCGTAGCGGACCTTGCCACCACGCTCCACAACAAAGGCCTCAAGCTTATCCACATCTCTCTGCCATTCAGATGCAGAGATAGCGGATGCCATTTGGATCAGGTTCTCAAACCACTTCTCTGAGTAGTGAATTGCAATAATCATATGGTGAAGCTTTACTTCATCAGACTTCTCGTGCATTGCAAGTAGGGTTGCGCACTTCCAAACCGACAAGGCAAGTCTTTGCCTGGATGGCTCGATAGACTCGCGGTCAGGGTGACTCTCTGCAAAGTTACCCATGTCCCACTTGTACTGGTTGAACCTATCTAGTGATGCTTGGCTAAGACGAACTGGCTTCTGAGTTGGCTGGCCCTTCTTCTGCCAGTAAGCGACAGAGCTAAACAAAGAAGCGACCATGCCATCCATCACGCCGTCCTTGACCGACACTTCGTATTCATCAGCCTGCTGGATGTCTTCGGACTCTCTGGTCCTAGGAGGTGAGCCTGCAGTTACGTAGATGAAACGAGCCAAGAAGCCCGACCTAAAGTATTCGTTGGTTAGGATATCAGCGGTCTTGCTTGTAATGCCCATTAAGTACATTATGAAGTTAGTCTCTGCCCTTTCGGTCTGGCGCTTATCTTTCGCCGACCTGATGACTACTGGTACGTGTCCATCATAGAGCTCGGTAAACCTCTCTGCAGCGGATGCCATGTAGGTCTTGTTCATAAAGTCCTTAAACATACCTTGAACTTCATCTCGGTGTAGCAGGCTGGTCTTCTTGTCACGATCAGCAAGCACTGCGGTCACACCTTCGGGGGTTGCATCAGACCCGATGTCTATTTGGTAGCCACCGAACTTCTCGTAGGACCTAATAACCCTGAGCATGAGCTGCCTGCTTGTTGACTTACGAGCCGCGGTGGTCTCACCTAGAACCATGAACCAAAGGTTCAGGCCCATCTTACCGTAGCGTGGCACAGCGTAGCCCCACTCCGAGAACACCGATGACAAGATAGTAAAGGCACTTGCGATCTGGTAGCCCATGGCACCGTCAGTCTTACTTCGTGCCCACTTGACATACTGATCGACAAATGTAGGGCTCTGCTCAACCACTTCTCTCTCATTCTCAGTTAGGAAGGAGATGTCAACTGGCTCAAACCTAGCAATAGGAGCTTCGTCAGTTATGGGAGCTGGCACAAATGTATTTACGTCAGACACAAAGCTACCGCTGGCTCGCTGAACGTCACGCCAGAGGTCACCATCGGCATCCAGACGCTTTGGTCGGTCAGGGCTGTGGTATTTATTACACTTGGCATGGCGAGCTACAGTAAAGACTTCTTCTGCAGTCAGACCCTCACGAAACAGCTCCATCTCTAGCTTCCATAGAAGCTTAGACAGGTCTGCATTGTGCGGCGGTGTCTCCATGTAAAGCCCCACAACCTGCGGGTTGTGTGAGAGTTTTTCTAGCACCTCTAGTATTCCGGGGAAGCCTTCTGGCATTGGGAGGATCGCAAGGTCACGAATGGCTTCTACGGCAACATCGCCATAGACAGCTTCTATTTCCTCGAACGTGTAGACTTCCCCGGTTGTGGTTGCTTGGATGCTGTAGGACTCTTCGCGCTTCATGTTGCGTGTGTTTGGCAGGCGTAGCAGCTTGGTTGTGTTCCAGCCAGACTTGTCGCAACCCTGGTGGGCGTGAGCGTAGGCTACTTTCTTAGAAAGTAGTGCTGCATCCTGTGGATCAACTTCTGAGTCTAGGATCCAGTAGGTGTGCCATCTTGCTTCTGACGTCTGCACAGAGATGCTAGGTGCCAGCATAAAGTTCTCTGGTCCGCATGCGTCTGCGTCTGCGTAGATTACGCTTACGGTCTTAGCGTTCTCTTTGATTCTGCGGTTGGCATTGAAAAGGATAGGGGAAAAGTAAACATCTTCCATTGCCCTAGCCGTAGCGAAGTCAACCATCTGGTGCTTCTGCTCTGGATACTCGTAAAACTTCTGCTCTGTTAGCTCACCATTCGAAGCATTACGGACTACAAGCGTAGCTATACCTACGCCTTCTCCAAAAATTGCTGTCAAAAAATCTGATGTTTTCATTTATCCTCCTCCCTGTTGCTTAATATTTCCCACCTAGGGGTTATCCCTATGTTAGTTTTCAGGATAAAAAATCAGGTGAGGCTTACTTGCTCTAAGCACTCAGAGCTTTCCACCGACTTTACGCATGGTGTTCGCAAGTCACTAACCACCGTGCCCCAGCTGAGAATTGAACTCAGCGGTCAGCTGTAGAAACTCAGGGAGGAGGGTGCTGACCGATACCAATTGGGGCGTTGTGCGTTATACAGTCGCACCCCTGTCTTGGCTTAGAGGGTTACCAAGTGTCCCCGTCAACCGCGGTTGCACCCATTGAGGAAAGTGCATCTGAAGCTGTTGTTGCCTTGTCGAACCCAGCAACCTCGTTACGAGGCTGGCCGTTCATATCTGAACCGATCTTGACACGCACACCGATTGGCTTGCCCAGCAAGTCCTCTGTAGCTGGAACCTTGAAGTTACCAGCCTTGATGTCGAACCCGAGTGACTTGAAGAATGAAGCAGCCTTCCAAGCATCGTTGGCAGCGTACAGTGGAACATAGCTAAACACGCGGCGGTTCTCGTACTTGCCTTCGCTGATCCTGAACTGCACGTTGAAGCGTGGCTTGCCCTCGTTAGGGCCTGAGCGCACCTCTTCCTCTACAACGTTGAACACTGTTGCATTGTAAGAGCCTGCTGCGACTGGCTCTAGCGAACCACCTTTTGTTTCTAGTGCATCAGCACTAAAGTTGATAGTGTAACCCATTACTTACCTCCTTTGATTAGCGAATAGATCTTCTTCAAGCTTGGGTCTACGATTGTAGCTGGCAAGTTGAAGCGGTTCTTGGTTACAAACCTATCAGAAGACTCTACTAACAACACACGCTGAGCGATGCCATCTTCTTTCTTCTGAGCGGTTAGGTATCCAATGATGTCGGGAATTCCTGGCAGGTCCTTCTTAGATCCGCCTGGAATGTTGGGGACGGTCTTGACTGCCCCGCTGTTTTCATCCTTCTGGTCCTCTGCGTGAGTCAGAATGATGGAGGTGAATGGTGCGGCGTGAAGTGCTCGGACTAAGTTGTTAGCCCAGATCTTCAGGTCACCCCACTTGCCGAACTTGTTGCCCTTGTTTTCTGGCCGCTCTCCGAATACCTTCTCGGCACGATCCATGGCCACACCAAGTGTGTCGATGATCACGGTCTTGTACTTGTGCTTGATGTTGATAAGGTCATCTACAACCTTGTCCAGCTTCTCGTGTGTGTCTACTGCAACAACATCTACATCCTTGAAGTCTCGGGCAATAGCTGATGCCCCACCTTCGATGTCAATTAGCAGCACTGGTGATAGCTCTGCAAGTTCTGCAGCTGAGGCAGCAAGCCATGTCTTACCACGGCCAGCATCCCCATAAATCAGGATGGTCTTTGGTGCGTTTAGCGCCTCTGCCTTGTGAACGTGCTTGGCAAAGGATAGCTCTGGAAACTGTGTAGCTGGTGTAGCTGGTGTTGCGGGCGTAGCTGTAGTCATTTGCATCCTCCTTGTTAGACTTGAAATTATAGCAGACCGTTTATTGAGCAGGTGTAGCACTCGGAATGCGAGGGATAACTTTCAGGATGGCTTCCCTCTCTAAGCTCATCCCACAGTGCAACCAACCTATTCCATAATGCCAAGGCAATAGTTTCGTCGTACTCGTAAGTGTATTCTAGCACATCAATTTCGTTTGTGCCGTCTCTGTTGATAAATACTAAGGAAATTCCATCAACAAATGTTCCTGCCTTATTGGTGCCCCACGCATAGAGCTGACTCTGCCCAATGTATTTTTGCATGGTGTAAGTTGTTGCCGCATCTTGACTAACTCCGTCAATCCACTTCTGTATCTTCTTGGACTTTGCTCTGGTGGTTGTCTTCCAGTCTATAAGATGACCGTGCCCAGCAAGTGTCAAGTCGGGCTTGGAACTTATTATTCCGTAGTCTTGTAACTCTCCTAGGATTATCTTCTCCTCGATCCTCACGTCAGTCAGCTCTGGCTGGTCTGAGTTAGGGATCTCTTCCTCTATGGCTCGGTGCACAGCGGTGCCTATCTTGCCGCCCAGCCAGTACTTACTCGGGCCCTGCTTTATGCCAGACAGGTCGCTGGCTAGGCACCTTGTGCAGGGGTTAGAGATCTGAGATGCACCAACCTTGCGTTGCTTATCTCTATCGGTCTCATTGTTCAATAAACCAATCGCTAACGTCTTCACTCTCGAACCACTCAGTGCCATTTTTATACCTCTCTTTCGTAAAGTTGATGCCGCCCCAGATGCCATACTCTTCCTTGTTTGCGCTTGCAAAGTCATAGCACTGCTTGAGTAACGGACAGCCATGGCAAGCAGCTTCTGCTTGATCCGCGGTTACAGTTTCTGGATTGTCAAAAAGCTCTGTATCTTTTTGACACGGTGTGACTATGTTTCTTAGACCTTCGTTTAGAATCTTGTATAGCTTTGCGGGCTTATCGTCAAGCCCAAACACCTTTGGCAGTTCAAACTCTACCATTGGTATTAGCTTAGACTTACTCCTGCCTGCGGCCTTGTTGTCTTGGTACTTCTTTCTTGCGTATCTCCTGCGGCATTCCCTGCACACTCTGGTCTTGTCATAAGGTCTGATAAAAGTATTCTCTTCAGTAAACTCGTGGCCCTTAGAGCAGTGAGTCCCCTTGGCCCGCTTGCGACCCCAAGGGTTAGTCTTGTCAGCTTCTTCCCATACATACTCAGCCATCAGTAATTATCCTCGTCATAGTCGTTTGCATTGAACCTTACATTAGTTGAGCTATTTCCTGAAGAATTGTAGCGGCCCCCAGTCAGAAGGGCAAACCAAGCAGCAGTAACTATAAAAATTTTAAAGGCAATTAGCACAACGATTGGCAAAATGAAAGCACCAATAACCAACGCTCCGGGCAGGTAATCCCAAAAATCATAACTCATTTTTCCTCCTTTAGACTTGCCCTTAGGTCAAGCTCTCTCTGTAATAGTGTGTCTAGCTGGCCCTCGTCATACGTGTCACGTGCAACTATGTCGTACACCTGAACTACCCTTTGCTGGCCGCGCCTTCTGACACGGTCAAGCACCTGCTGGTTTAGTATGTTGCTATCGCTATGTGACAACCACACCACGGTTCGGCAAGCATCCTGCAAGCCGTCAACGCCCTCAGCAATCGCGGGTATAACTGCAACTATGTATTGCAAATCATCCTTGATAAACCTCTGCTTTGCAATCTCGCGGTTAGCTTGACTTGCCTGACCGCTCCACTCGAATGAGCAACCGTCACCAAACTTGGCGTTCAGTCTATTGTTTACGATCTTAGCATACTTTTGGCTGTCTGTCAAGATAAGCATCTTATCGGTAGGGTTATCTTCGATGATCTCAACAAGCGCCTTGTACTTTGTAGACACTGCATCCTCCGCAAAGTAAACCATTTCATCTTCGGTAATGCTTGGCACAGCCAAGGTCATCTGCCTAAGCCTGATCCTCGCGGCGATAGGAACCTCGGCAACCAGTGGATTCTCTTGCAAGAAAACGACCAAGTCTTTTTGGAACTTCTCATAGATCTTGCGCTGAGCAGGAACCAAGTCAACATACCTAGTCTCGTAGACAACATCTATGTTATAGTCTGGCTCTAGCCTGACATAGCAAGGAAGCGTGTTGGCAAATGCACCAGCAACCTTCTCACCAACAACTTCGACACCAGCAAAGGGACTGTATTGGGTCTTGGCCCAAGCTTCTACCCACTTCCAGTAAGACTTTGGTACGATCTTGTCGTCTGGCCATAGGAATCTTGACACGGCCCAGAACCCTTCGAACCTGTTGCCGAATGGCGTTCCAGACATTGACATCTTATAGCCAGCCTTTAGGGTCTTGGCAACCTTGAAGCCCTTGCTCGCCCTGTTTTGCATGAAGTGGCATTCATCAACCAAGGCCATGTCGGGCTTGATCTTGCTCCAATCCTTAGTGCGGAAGTATTCGCGGCCCACAAAATACCATCCTGGTCTGCCATCGGCAAGCTCTGCAAGTGCTTTGATGCCTTGCTTTGTGCTATCTATCCGAAACAATCCGTAAGCATTGTAGTCTGTTTGGCGCTGTATGGCATCGTGCCAGCCCCAGAATGTATTCAAAGGTGCAATCACTAGGATGGTCTTGGCCTCTAGTCTTAGGGCGGATTCTACTGCCATAAGAGTCTTGCCCACACCCATGAGACTTGCGTTCAAGGCGGCGTTGGTTGGGCTTGCAATCATCTTCTGAATGGCAATCTCCTGCCTTGGGTCTGGCTTTAGCTTAGTTAGCTTCTCTCTCATGGTTATCTCCCTTATTATGGCAATCGCAATTGCATTCAACGGTGCTTGCAAACTCTTGGCAGTTATTGTGATCGGCCAGTATGCACCAAGCAAACTTACTGTATTGTTTCGGTGGTAACTCTGGCGAAGTTCTCTTGGCCAACTCTAATACTTGATCTCTTCATACCAGTCACCTTCAGCAAAGCCAGAGTGAAGTTCAGCAAACCACTTGTTTGTCCTAACAAAGGCATCTCCTACTCCCGTAATCTGCATTACAAAAATTGAGTCATAGTCTAGGTCGCCGTCTTTCACGACAAGGATAGCATCTTGCGGTAGTTTTTGCAAGTCTACTATTAGTTCTGCAATTGTTTTTGGCGTGTGTCTGATAGCCATTATTGCTCCTTTCTGATTATAAAAAACACAAAGACGTTTTTACCGATAATGATGTCTAGCGTTGGTTGCGTCTTGATGTCGTAGAGGTTGATTCCGAACAAGTAGGCATTGAAAGAGCTTGAGTCTCTATAGCTTCTAAACTTAATCATCTTATCCCTTTCATGTTTTTACGGATACTAGACTTCATGTTTTTCCAGAATGTCAAAAGGATAACGTTATCGGTA